GCAATGGTGAATTTTGGCCCCAAGGTTCTCTAGCCCTGCCCCAAAATCGAGAACTGCCCGTGTATCCCATGACCGCAGCCGACGAGATCACCTATCGCACACCGGACGCGCTGTTCAACGGGCAGGCCACCGTGGACGTGATACAGAGCTGTTTGCCCAGCATACGCAACGCCTGGGACATGCCAGCCCTGGATGTGTACAGCGTGCTGATCAGCCTGCGTATAGCCACCTATGGCCATTCCATGGATCTCAGCAGCACCTGCCCCGCCTGTTCCGAATCACGAGAGTACAGTTTGGATCTGCGCACGGTGTTGGAAAACATCGGCAAACCGGACTACAGCCAACCCGCTATCATGGATGAGATACAGATTTTCTTCCGCCCCATGACCTATAGAGAACAGAACGAAATCAGCCTCACACAGTTTGAAAACAGCAAGATGGTTGAACAGATCGCCCAGGTGGATGATGCTGATGCCAACAAGCTGCCCCAGATGGCCGCGATCATGCGCAAGCTGACCGATCTACAGATGAAAACGGTACTGCTGAGCACGGCCAGCATCCGCATACCCGATCAGGTGATCACGGATCGATCACACATACAAGAATACTATCAAAATTGCGAAAGCAAGACCTTTAGTGACATACGCAACAAGCTCATGTCTTTCAAGACCTTGGGCGATCCCAAACCGGTACCCATCAAGTGTGACAGTTGCCAACATCAGTATGATCAACCTATAGAGTTTGACCAAACCAATTTTTTCGCTCGTGCCTCCTGAGCCGCAGCCGAGAACAGATAGAAAAGTTACTAGACGGTTTTGATCAGGAGGCCAAAAACATACGAGCTGCGTGCCTTAGACTCAGCTGGAACATGCGGGGAGGCGCCAGCTATGAAGATGTCATGTACATGAGTCATCAGGAACGCAGCCTGATCGCAGATCTGGTCAAAGAAAACATGGAAACCACCAACAAAACAAGATTGCCCTACTTCTAATGGACTTTGAACAGGCCCGACAGGACATCACTCAATGGATCGTGGATTTCGTAGAGAAACCCACACCCCTGCTCAACGGCTGGCCGCCCTGTCCCTATGCGCGCCAGGCTCGGTTGCAACACAAGGTAGAATTGAGGCCGGGCATATTGGACCCCTACGGCGACTGCGAATTGGTAGAGATGGGTGCACTGGACGTGATCGGCTATGTGTATGACCCCACTAAGTTTACCTCTGGGGAGTTCAACCGCCAGATCAACCAAGCCAATGTTGATTGGCTGCTGGACCGAGGTCTATTGGCCTTGGGCGATCACCCCCAGGATCAAGAGCTAGTGAATGGTGTGTGCATGAATCAGGGCCAGTGGGCCATCATGTTCGTGCAGGATCTACACAAGCTGAATCAGGCCGCGCAGCAGTTGGCCCACAAGGGCTTTTACCACGGATGGGACGATGCCTATCTCACTGCTCTGTTCCAACATCGCAAAGACCCCCGTGCATGAGCTATCAGTTTGCCCGAATAGATCTCAGCAAGACTGACTACCAACCCACAGTGATGTGGCGCTATCTAAGAGACCTAGACGGCGACACCATCAATCAGTTGCTGGATATCTATAGAACCTACTGCATCTACAAGCACTTTGCATCGGTCATGCCCCTATTCGCCAGCAGATTCCATGATCCCATGGCCGACGTGATCGGCTACTACGACCAAGATCACCTGGTGGCCTGGAGCCTGATCCGGCGCTACGATGCGCACAATGCGCTGTGCGATCAGTTTGCCTGGACCTATCACAGACCACGCACAAGGCTGGGCATAGAGACCATGAAGACCGAATGTGCAATCTACCGCGAGCGCGGTTTCCGCTATCTATATCTGGAGCAGGCACACCTGTACAAGAGCGAGATAGAGGGTTTTGAAATACTGGGACCAATGACATAATGGCTGATCTATACACTATCTGGGCCGACAAGGCCGAAGGCATCACTGATACCGAATGGGTGCAAAACATGCGCAAGTTCTTTGATCACTTGGTAGCAGAAGGACGCATGCAAAGCTATCGTATCACTCGCTGCAAGATGGGATTCCGCAGCATCGCAGACATGCCCGAATGGATGATACTCATGGAGTTCAAGGACATGGCACAAATGGAATTGGCATTCAAACGTGTGGCCAAGAAAGAAGGCGAACTGGAAGACAAACATCGCAGCTTCAATCAGTTCGTGGGCAGCAACATACAGCATGCCTTGTTCCGCGATTGGCCCGATCAGTTGGACTAGCAGAGACTGGCTACGCCAGTCTGTTGATTTCGCTTGCGCTCATCAACACAATTTGTCGAGCGGAGCGACGAAGATAGTATCATCTAGACCAAGCGGTCACACTTGGCCCGTGGCCGGGCCAAGATCAGTGAGCATCATCTGAGCCTCACAGTCACACAGCGTTTGGGCATTGCAGAGGCGGTCGTCCGGTACCTCGAGCCCTGTCTTATCACGACGGCGGGCGTATGCACATACGCTATCATGCGCATAGCCGTGGGGTTTTTCTCCCCTCATTTGGCCTTTATAGTCTTTTCAAACAACCAAGCCGCGGCATTTTGCGACCTTCGTCCTGTCAAGGATAGTGGTTGAGCGCTCCTGCGGCGGAGTCTGTGGTCCCGGTGACTCTGAGAGTCCCGTTGTCATCAGCGCACGAAGTTGGCCTGCGCTAGCCTTGACCGCTGAGTTTGCCTTGTATGTCTTAGATTAGTTTTGCGATTTCAATCGGCCAGGGATCATGCCGGTTGGAATGATATTTTTTCTATAATTTCGAATGCCATCATTACACCAGTGTAGCATGGACATCTTCTCGGACATTCTTTCATGGTGGCCGGGTTGATTCCAGATTGATGTTAGTTGTTGGTATCTTTTTTCATAATTTTCTGGGATTGATAGATATTCTTTCATGTTTTTACTTAGATGTGCTGCCTGTTTTTGCTGTGCGTCTGAGAAATTTTTTCTTGCTTTATCTGTATGCTTTCTGCCTGTGTTGGTCTTGGATAATTTTTGTCTACTTTCTTTGTGCCATGGCATTGCTCCACCGTCACCCATCTCTGGAATCAAGTTGGCGAATTCCTTAGATTCTACTATGTTCCATAAATTTGAATAGTACATACCAACATCTCTGAGTTCTTCTGGATCATCTGTCTTGAGTAAAATTTCTGTGGTTACATCGTATCCATGTTTTTCAATATGACGACGCCATACTTTGCCTGATCCTGGATAAGAATGAGGATCGTCTGACACTGTCTTACCAAGATACTTCAACCCAGTTACATTATGTGTTTTGAGATATAAGTATATCACGCTGATGGTTCCTTGTAAACTATTAGAGCAGTTGGATACGCTAATATCGCGAACTGCACCTTTACTTATCACAATTGGAACCTTCTTGCTCTGACAGATACCCATCCGTTATACCATTTAGTCTCATCTAGTAATACATCGTTGTCAATCTGATACTTCGCTTCAAAATAAGATAATTCTGTCTTTGATTTACAGAATCGTAAAATCTCTCGGCTGAAATTTTGGTTGCCTAACAGTTGGATGTCGCGCGACAGCTCGGGGCTGGAACCCCAGTAATCGCGCCAATCTGATTCCACTTGAGTGCGTATCTTGCGTTTGCGCTTGTTGCCGTTCTTGAATTTGACCACACGCTGCCGGGTCTTGCGGAATTTTGCCAGTTTTTTGCCGATATACTTGCGCTGTGATTGGAGATTGGTTATGATATAAACGAAGCCTGCACAATCTTCGGGTAGCTGCTCTACTGGGTTGCCTTGGTATGTCCATGTCATAACACAACATAGTTACCACATCTGCTGCCTTTTCGTTGATTTTCATATGTTGTAATATTTGCAATTTTCAAAATGCCAGCGTTTCATGATGCCTTTACCGCCCGATTGCCTGCAATGCGGACAAGTAATTTTTTCCTGAGGTCCTCTTTTTTGTCCTAACTGTTCTTGACTTCGACGTAGGCGCATTTCTTTCGCTTTTTCCTTGCCGAAAATCTCGTCGTAAGATTTGCCTTTTTTCTTCAGTGACATTATTGTTTTGGTTTGCCCGGAATGTTGACAACCAAAGAATGGATTCAAAGATCCCGTGCGATTCAATTTTTGTTGGGCGTTAGACATGTTTTGTTTTGCTACGTTGGATCTTGTCTTTCCGGTATTACTTTTAGCGCGTTTTGAAACAGTCTCAAGGGAGTCTTTACGTCCGGCCCCACCGTCACCTCCGTCGGTTTTATTTCGTAAAATTCCAGTACCAAGATCTTGCCGTCCATACCATCTGATAAGACGACGTTCTAAAGCAAATGCTCCTACTTCTGTCAATCCCTCCGACAGAATCACATTATACTCCAGAGTCGGAACCGGAACACCATGTTTTTCAAATCGACGATTTTTTAGACCTTTTCCGATATAGTAAGGAGTTCCGGCATCGGCAACAACACTACTTTTGCATCTAATATAGGCATACACATAGAAGTCGTTCATGCTATTATTTATACTTCGTAAATGCGTTTTCTAACTATCGTTTATATCATTTGCATATTCAGTAAAGCCTCCTGATTTGACCACTCGAAGGATATTTTCCACACGACCAGCCAGTTCATCGCGATGCGATACCAACCAAATACTCTTTTGTCTTTCCCGGCTCATCTTCTTGAGCAGGGCTAGGCTGTTTTCCACACCCTGTGTGTCCATACCGGAATCTACCAGCTCGTCGATGAACAGCACGTTGATAGGAGAATACAGGCTCTCCCACACGTCCCGGAACGCCCAGCTCATGCTCAAGATCAAGCGATTGCGTTCACCCCTGCTGAGATTGTCAAAGTCTAGGTCTCGACCCAGTTCTGTGATCTCCACTGATAGATCATTTTGGAAGGCCACGGTGTGGGGCAGTCCAATTCGATCCAAGTACCATGTGAGGCGATTGTTGAGATAGCTGAGATTTTGATCGATGATCTTCTTGCGTATAAACGAGTCCTTGTTGGTCAAGAGCTTGAGCAGAAAGTCCTGATGCTCCTGCACGCGAGTCAGCTGGTTCAGCGTGTCGTAGCTCACAGTCTGCAGAGCCTGATCCTGCATGTCTCGGATTTGATCCGCATAGGGATCTATCTCGATTTCACGGGAGGACAGGTCCCGGCGCAGGTTGTCCAGGCTGTTTTTGTGGTTGAGAGCCTGTTCAAGATCATCATAAAAAACTCGGGGTATCGCGCCCAGCTGACCCAGATCGTCCAGTTCGTTGGCATGCTCTTGCCGTTGGGTATCATTGGTCAACAGTTGCAGAGCCAGTTCCTGTAGTTCTTTACGTTTGGTTCCCAGGATCTCGTCCTGTTTGACATCGTGGATCTCTTGACCACAGGAATGGCATCTATGCGACTCCAACGATTCTATGTCTTTTTTGAGTCTAGCTTGATCTTTGATCAGCTTGGCATCATCTAGTTCGATCTGCCTTATCCATTTTTTGTGTTCGTCTATCTGAGTTTGCGCACTGTTATAGCTCTCCAGATCACGATGTGCCTGTACTTCGGCATCTATGTCGATGTGCTCCAAGCTGGTGATAGCAGTGCGCAATTGAACACAGTCTTCCACTTGTTTTTTGGTCCACAGGCTCTGGCGCTTCTTGAGGCTGTCGATCTGTTCTTCGATCCGCTTGTTGGCTTCTTGCACGGCTCGGATGCGCATCTCTTCTTGTGCGATAGCTTCTTTGGTAGCGCGATTGAGTTCTTTCACGCGTTCGGCGCGCTCACTCAGCAGCGTGATACCCAATAGCTGTTCGATGATGGCTCGCTGATCGTTGGCCTTGAGGCTGAG